GTGGGCAATGTTCTCCGCAAATATGTGGAACCTGCTACGCACAAGTTTGCAAGTGGAAAATTCATGTTCAGAAGGTATAAATAGATGACTATAAATAGAATACTAGAAATAATCAAGGGGAGAACACCATGCCAGTGGTAAGAGGTATACGAGTTTTAAATGCAATAGCGACAGGGAATACAACACCTTCCTGCCTCGACACATTGCTATCCGATGCTGGACGATTAGCCGATGTAACACAGGTGCTAAGTTCTCCACAATATTCATGTGCATTAGGACAATCTAATACTGCATCATTTACTGCGGTGCGTTCTAATAATGCAATGACTGCATTGTTTGCAAATCCTGTTGGTGCGTGTATATTTTATCAAACACCAACATCACGTAATAACATGTTGGCTTCTAGTTGCTATTACAACTATATGATGGGGTTTGGAAATCAATCTGCTACTGATGCGTTCACCCATTTAGGTAACACACCATGCATGTTGGCCTGCGCTTTTAGTTCTTGCACATCTTTCTTGTCACAGGCTACATCATCAAATACTGACATTGCAAAAATGTTATCTTGTAATTGTAATGTTAGAAATTGTTTTATCGGAACAGCACAATCTAAACAAGAAGCATTAGGAACTCCTGGTCGTCCTGCTTATTGGTTGTCTGATGGTACTGCATTTGGCTACTTAACTTGCTGTATGCTTGATACTGCTTTTGCAAATACAGTATTCTTAGAAACTCTCAATAGAGATATTGCATGTGTCATGTGTACTCCAGCGTTGAATTGTTGTGCTTGGGGTACAGCCGCAGGTGCAAATACATATACTAATTCTGTTTGCGCTATTAATGAAGTTGTTAACAAAGGTGCATGTTGCTTAAACTATACAAGTTGTAATTTCTCTTGTTGGTACTCAAGTACATATGGTGTTACATGTTTGACTGCACAAATTGCATCTGGAAATACATATTTCATCGATCAAATTAACACTTTGGGTAGTTTTAGACAAAGATCATGTTTGTATTATCTTTTCGAATGTGCGGATTTATGTTATAATTCTTGCATCTGTTCAAATCCAACCGCCACACAAGCAGTAAATGCAATAAAACTTCTTAAAACTGAAGTTGTGGCCCGTGGTGGTTACTCTGCAAATAATTCAAATTTACCTTTATCAAATTATTACCATTGTTCTGGTCAAAGAATTTGTCCAATGACAATTGCAAATGGATGTCAGCTTTCAAATACTGAAGTTGAATACATCGGTAAATTCTCAAAGTGTAACTACAATGTTATTACTCATGCAGATTGCCGATTCACACTAATCTCTCCAGGATTCTGGAATCAAAGTAGTGGTATTGCATGTTTCAAAAATTGTTATTGCTGTTCTTTAGATAGAACAACGGCAAACACTTCAGGACTTACAATTAATTGTAGTTTGTATTACACAACAGATAATGCGGCTACATTTAATCGTTTGAGTTATTGCATTCCAGCATGTATTTTCCAACAAGTTTGTGGAAATTGTTGCTGTCAATTTACTGTTAGATATGGTATGAGTAGTTTTGCATGTTGCAACTACGTTTACACAGGTTGGATTATTTCTGATTGCGGAACTGGTTTTGGTGGATGTTGCACTCCAGCGTTCTTCAAAACAGGACACTCTAGAGTTTGTCTGTTTGCTAACAGTCAACCAAATACTGCATCATGGACTCACTTTCCAGATGTTCCATTACCATTCTACACGATTGCATTCTGTGATGAATACTTTGCTGGTGTCAGCCCGATGCGTACTGATGGATATCAGAGTACACTAGGATTATGTAATCAACTCTGTTGCCAGTGTCCTGGCCAATATGCTCTGATGTTCTCATTTGGTAAAGTCGGAGATTGTGTTCGAGTTAGCTGTGACAACTTTGTCAACTGCCAACCAACTAACGTTTGCTGTTTCACACCAACAACTTGTTGCCAAGCATGTAGATCATTACCTGCTGTAACTTCATATACTTTTGGAACGTGTATGGAAGATTATTTCCAAGGACACGGATCAGGTACGGGTGTATATTGTATGTACTCTCCTCATATACCTGGATTTGAAACTTCTAACTATATGACTTTGCGAATGGGTGTTAATTCAGCCGCAACATCCCACACATTGATTTACAAGAATCCATCAGACCAAACAGATTCTAAAGCATTCCTTGTTGGTTGGAGATCATATGCGATGATGTATGGTGGTCCGATCGGTCCATTTGGACAATGTACTTGTGGTGTAGTTGGTCCTGCTAGATGTGGTACTTACTACTATAACTGCTGTAATTTAAGAGGTACGGTCGAACAACTACCATATGCCTGTGGATATTTCTCTAGTTCTGCTGGTGTGAATGTTTGGTGCTATGGTGCTCAAGCAAATAACACAATGCAAGGTTCAGAAATCGCATGTTCCGTTTTGGGTGGAACTTCATCTTCTTGGACAAACTTTACTTTATCGAATGCTAAGATAATTGGAAATAAACTTGTTTTGGCTGGATCTTTACCGCCAAAGATTACACTTTGTTGCTATTACGCACATTGTGATGGATGTAACAGTTGTTATCTTGCGGCTGGAATGTCAAGAGAACAAACAGGCGGTTACTACGGCTGTCAAAATGCATTTGGTCAAGTTGGACACACAACATTACTCAATACAAATGGCGTTGTTGGATCATTCATATGTTGTTTAGATTCTATGTATCATCAACAGCCATTTGCAGATAACGCTGGCTTTGAGCCAGCCAGTTATTGGTGCCAATACTGTTCTGGTAGATGTGGTTGTTGCGTTGACAATTGTTGCAACGGTACATCTTCTCCTGGCGGATTGTACATGACAATGTATCCATTTATTTCTGACATTGCTGGCTTGAAGACGATAAATCTATACGGATCATCGAATTCGATATATTCATTTGCCGCATTCCCTAACATGCCACCAATGGCCGCATGTTTCAAAGGTGGTGGCGCAGATTGTTCGCTTGTCTGCTGTTTAACACGCTATACAAGTATTGCGCCAACTGGCGCACAGCCAATGCGTTCAGATCAAAGTCAATACTGTGCTAAAGACTTTGGTGATGCTTGTGTGTATCAATTCAACGATCAGGCGAGCTACTACGGTAGATTAGGACCTCAAGTTGATGGATTCTTTTACAATTGTAATCCTGGTTTTGCAAATACTGTAGGTATTTCTTTTGCTCAACACATTTATTCGGGTTGTTTTTCTCCAAAACATTTCAACGGAGTTTATGTTCCTCCATCAGCAAATCAAGACACAACATTATATAATTTCTGTTATGTTATAACGCCTCACCGTGATTTGTGTTTAGATGGTCCGTTCTGTTGGAACGGTGGATGTGAGTGTTTCCCTTCAGGTGCTACTGTTCCTTGCTCACCATGCTGTCCTGCATGTAACGTCATGCGTTGTTGTGTATGTGGATATGATGGTAGATATGGAGTGGCATGTCTTTTCTGTATTGAACAGTTGGTGCGATGTGATGGATTCGATAGACAGCAACTACGTGTTAATTGTGTTGGCTCTCAGTTTCCGTGTTGTCAAACACCTTTACGTTATTGCTGTCCATCAGTTGGCGGATGCGTAGGTTTTGGAAATCACCATTACACTACTGCGGCCGCTAACAACACATTCCAATGTGCTATGACTTTGAACGATTTCCCATATCAATGTGGAAATCATTGCCAATGTTTCTCTTGTGATGGTTCTTGTGAAGGATGTAATTGCTATACTAGAAAAAGTATAGCCGATTATAGTCCAACAATAAGAACATGCAACCAGTCTGGTCCTAATTGTATGTGGTACGATTATATGGAAAGTGTAAATTCTGGATGGTGCTTAAATAATTGGGTGCAACAGGTCGGTGCTAAAGTATACTGGAATACTCAATATCTTATGGATATTGGTTTGTGCTGTTGCCGTACTGCACGTTGCTGTTACGGTCTTGCATATAGCGCAACAGATGATACTAAAAAGGCAGGATTCAAATTTTTACCAACAACATGCCAGTGCTGTCTTTTCAACGTTGATGGTGTTTGCTATCCAATTGTATACTCAAGACAGACTAGAGGTTCTGGTGGATTTTTAAATACCCAAAATAGTATTCACATTGCATATTTTGACTTAGTTCCATTTAGATGTACTGTGTCTGGTGGTGGTGGATTCTATGCAAATGGTAATGCATGTCCATCTGCATCTGGATTGACTTGTTGTTTGATGTATGTTAAACAAGACACATTCTTTAACGTAGGATAAAAAAGTGAAACTTATCGTAGAGAATAATCGTGTTATAGCGACAGCGTTTGATGGATATGAAGGACCTCAGCAATGGGTTTCTTCTCCATCAGATTTTGTTGAAGCTAGGGCATTTGAATATACATACATTGATGGTGTTCTTGATTTGCCTATGCTTCCATATCTTGAGATAGAAACACAAAAAAGATTGGATGCATTTGCACAAACAAGAGGATATGAAAATATCAATTCTGCAACGACATATATAAGTTCGTCAGTAACAAAATATAAGAATGAGGGTACATATGCCGCTACTGCTAGAGATAGTACTTGGAATGCATTGTACCAAATCATCGATGACGTAACTGACGGTAAAAGAGAAAAGATTGTAAATTTTTCTGAAATTGAATCTGAGTTACCAACATTAGCTTGGCCAACATAAAAAATATTAAAAAAACTTGACAAATTGAGTTATATATAGTATAGTGTTTGATGTGAAGAAACACTATTCATCTTGAAAGGATTATGAGATAATATGAAAAAAGTAATTTATATTGACGGTGGTGCAGGAAGAGCGATTGCGGCACTACCAGCACTTGAAAAATTAGTTAGAAACAAAAAACCAGAAGATGATATAAAAATTATTGTCCATGGATGGGATAATCTTTATTGGGGCAATCAACTGCTTCAAGACATTACATTTAGTGCAGACACAAAAGGTGTCTTTGATCTAGTCATTAAAGGCGCAGACAAATCAATCAGTCCAGAACCATACAAAATCCCTGAGTACTATAATCAAAAAGTATCTCTATCGGAAGCGTTCGACATTGAAATTAATGGCACACATGACCATTCTGATTTACCTCCACTCAAGTTGTACACTAGCAAAGCAGAAGAAAAGAATGCGGCTAATCTGATTGCAGACGTAAAAATGCAACAGAAAAAAGACAAGACACTCATCATTCAACCTTATGGTAGAAGTGCAAGAGTTGATCGTGCTGATATTATTGATGACTCTTCTAGGGGTCTTGATTCACACGCATACTTGCGTCTAGTTAGAAAACTCTCAACAAAGTATAATCTCATTTTGTTTGCAGAGAAACCATTTCACCAACCAGATGACAACTTCACGTTCAAACCTGAGTTAGATTTAAGAATGTGGTCTGCTGTGATTGAAGCGGCTGACTATTTTGTTGGTTGTGATTCTGTTGGTCAACACATGGCAAAAGCATTTGATAAACCAGGAACTGTTTTCATTGGATCCACATTTGCAAAGAATGTGTCATATCCAGAGTGGTTCAATATTTACGAAAGACCTGGAATTGAAAAGAAATATTCTCCAATTCGTATTTCTGGTTTAGATTCACACTTAGCAGATAGATACAATGATAAGTGCATGGACTTGTCTGATAAAGATGTAGATGATTTGTTTATTTCAATTGTTAAAGATATAGAGAAAAAGGTAGGAAAATAATATGAGTTATAATATTTTAGGTATAAATCCTGGACACAATGGTTCTGCGGCGTTACTAGTTGATGGTGAAGTCGTATACTATGTTGAAGAAGAAAGGTTGAGTCGTTCTAAGTATGACGGAAATCCTTTCAGAGGCATGTTAGACATTATGCAAAAATGGCACGTTGATGAACTTGTTGTTGCTGGTACTGGGCAAGAAGAACATAAACTTCCTTGGACTGGTGAAGATGCATATACTGCACTTGTTCGTAAATTCTATCCTAATGTAAAAGTGCAAAAACTCGGTAATGAACATCACTTAGGACATGCGGCTTCAGCATTTTACAATTCTGGATTTGAAACAGCAGTCGCAATTATTGTAGATGGCGCCGGATCACTCAAAAAAGAAAAATTGGATGAGAAGGATGAAACTATTACTGCCGAAGGATATGAAACAGAATCTATTTGGCATTGTGAATATCCATCAAAATTTGCTTTAGTGAAAAAAGTTTATGGTAGCAATGTTGGCCCAAAAGCTGTAACTAACGTATTTGATTTCGATGGTGGCGCAACAACTATCACAAAAGCATATGAAGCAGTTTCTCATTATTTGGGATTCGGTTTTATTGAAGCAGGTAAGACAATGGGACTTGCACCATATGGTAAGTATGATGATAATATTCCTAGGTTGTTTAATGGTAACAGAGGATCAAAAGATGTTTTCATTCCTTCATATCCAGCGGGTGCTTACATTGACCAAGGAAGATTTCCATATCTAAGACAATATACTGATCCTAGAGAATGGCATAAAAATCCTGAAGCATTAACAACTGTTGAAAAGAATCTTGCTTGGCACATTCAAAATGACACACAAGAATTGATTGGTGATTACATTGATTATGCAGTTCAAATCACTAATACGAAAAATATTGTTATTGCTGGTGGTTATGGTTTAAATTGCGTTGCAAATTATTATCTAAAGAAACGTTTTCCATATCTAAACATTTATGTAGAACCAGTCGCAAATGATGCAGGTACTGCAATTGGTGTTGCGAAACTTTCTTGGCACCAATCACAAAACGACAGCACAGTTCGCCCACAGAAAAGTATCTATTACGGACCTGAATATTCAAAAGAATTGCTTCAGTATATTCTAGATGCAAATAAAGAAGCTATCAAAGTAACTCCCACTACAAAAGAAGAAGTTGCACAATTGATTGCCGATAGAAATATTGTTACAATCTTCCAAGGACGTTCTGAAGCTGGTCCTCGTGCATTGGGCAATCGTTCTATTCTTTATGATGCAAGAGACCCTGAGGGTAAAGACAAAGTTAATCTTGTCAAAGGTCGTGAGTGGTTTAGACCATTTGCAGGCTCTGTCTTGTTAGAAGATGCAAACGATTGGTTTGACATGGCAGGGCTTGAAGAGTCTCCATTTATGATGTATGCAGTTAATGTTGCCGCAGACAAAGTGAGTGAGATTCCTTGCGTGACACACGTTGATGATACATGTCGTGTGCAGACTGTTTCTGAAGAGAATAACAAGCACTACTATGAATTGATTAAAGCATACAAAGACATTACTGGTGTTCCAGTTATCTTTAACACATCATTCAATCTTGCTGGTCATCCTTTAGTTGAGACACTACAAGATGCATTGATGACAATCTACAATTCTAAACTGAAATATATCTACTTGCCTGAATTGGGTGTTCTTGTCGAAAAGACAATTGATGATCCAAAAGAGAAAGTTGAAGCTGAAGAAGTTGAACCAGAAACGGTTACTGAAGAATAAAAAAAGCCCCTTTTGGGGCTTTTTTGTTATACAAGAGAATTAGCAAAATCTAGTAGAGAGTTGAAAGTCTTTGTTTTATTCTTTAACTCTTTATTTGCAAACGTATCTAGTTTAATCTCTTCACTTTCATAACCAGGAGATTTAATTAGAATAGGTTTTGCATGTACAGAGTCACCAGCTTTCAAATTATATAACTTGTTACCCACAAAGTAACCACCCTTGAATGCAACTTTCATTTCATTCTCAGCACGTTTCATCATACCATTGTTCGGCATTGCAAATAAATCTTCTTTCATGTTAGATGTTGAATATAACAATCCATCAATTGAAAAGATTCCAGCTTGCCCAAAATAATTCATCAACTGCTGAACATTAGCATCTACGGCTTGAGTAGTCAACTTGCCTTGACTGATTAAAGGCTCATTAAAGAATATAACAAGTTTATATCCTTTCAAACGAATTGTGCGAATTGCATCTAGCGCACCAGGAAGTATTTCTATATCAGATGCATTGATAATTGGTTTAGTATCATTTAAAATTGCACCTCTGTCAATGCCAATTGTTTCTTTAGGAAAGAATGTTGGCCAGTTTTGCTGTTGTTGTTGTTGCATCATGCTTTGCTGTTGCTGAGGCATTTGCTGGCTATATTGCTGACTATACGGTGAACCATAGTTTTGTTGTCCATACGGTTGCGTTTGTGGCATAGTAGGCGATGGTGGTTGTCCACCAACGTTCATACTTCTATCTATTGAAAATCTTCCCATTATAACTCCTATGCAATTTGATAATATTCATTTATACTTCTGAATTTCGTTTGAATTCCGACTTCTCTCAACTTAGTTAAATCTGCACAAGTCCAATGTTGATAATTATTGCCATACTCTTTAGGAAAAGGTATAACTTCAATTCTAGCATTCTCTCTGTGTGCAATGATTTCTGCAACTCTAGCAAAAGACTCCGCATGTCCAGTGCCTATGTTAAAAATACCGCTACTCATTTTATTGAATGCTAAATCTAACTTTGCTTGAACAACATCATCTACACAAACAAAATCTCTAAACATAGTTTCTGAACCAGAAAAGATTCTTATCTTTCCAGTCTCTCTTGCTTGCTTAGTAAACTTAGTGATTGGACTTGCTTGGTCACCTTTGTGCAATTCATTGTTGCCATATACATTAAAGTATCTAAGACCTTGGATATTAAATTCAAACTTATCGAAGTGTTCAGACCCCATTAACTTGATGATCTTTTTGTCGAACAAGTATTTAGTGAATGCATATGGCGTCTGAGGTTGCATTGGCATATTTTCAGCAATCAAAAAATTATGAGGCATTTGTCCATATACACTTGCACTAGATGCATATTGAAATGGTATCTTATGCTGAAATGCTTTTTGTAGAATTTTACCTGAGAAATCAAAATTTCTCTTCATCAACAAAGTGCCATTTAATTCTCTAGTAGAAGAGATTGCACCCTCATGGAAAATCATCTTAACACTATCCCAATCAGAGAATGTATCAAAGAATGAATCAGCATCATAGTAATCACCAAACGTTGCACCGTTTAGATTCATCATCTTGTTGCCGTCAGTTAAGTCATCGACAACTACGATTTCTGTTATGCCTCTTGCATTTAATGCTTTAATTAAATTTGAACCAATGAATCCAAATCCTCCAGTAACCAGTATCATTATTGTCCTTTGTTCTGCTGACTGTCTCCAGGCAGAACACGATAATTATCTTGAACACTATCTGGTGTGGAGACTTCTATGATTGTGCCTTCTTCTAGGCAAATAACTTGATGTGGTTGTAGAGGACGATTGCGCCAAACTTCTCCTGCTTTCAGCGTCACCTCATGCAAACTTGCGTCTTTAGTCTCAATGAATTTAATCATAAATAAACCATCTAACACATACCAAGACTCATCTTTCTCAGCATGGAAGTGCATACTGAATTTTGCGCCTTTATTGAACTTCATCAATTTGCCGCAATACTTATCGTTGGTAGCCCAAATCAATTCGTGACCCCAACCTTTTTTAACAAAACCTTCTAGTCTTTCCATGTATATCACCTCGTTTATAATATTATACATTATTTAGCAGACAAAATCAAGCAAACTTGAAATGCAATATTTGGTAATGATAAATAGAGTAAAGACATTTTAAGGGGCACATTAAATGAGTACAAGCAAACCAGCATCCAGAGATGAGTTTAGAGAATTCTGCCTCAGACGATTGGGTGCGCCTCTGTTGGAAATAAACGTTGCTGATGAACAGGTTGAAGATTGCATTGAAATTGCATTCTCATATTACTATGATTATCACTATGACGCAACAGAGAAGGTGTATCTAGCACGACAAGTTACGCAAGAAGATATTGATAACAAGTATCTTTCAATTGAAGATTCTGTCATCGGTATCACCAATATTCTTCCAATTGGTAACAGTTACTCTACAAACAATCTATTCAATTTGAGATATCAGATTGCGTTAAACGATTTGTTTGCTTTTAATACTGGTCCATTTGCACCATATTACATGGCACTTCAGAACGTTGCTTTAGCTGAAGAATTGTTCGTTGGTAAACAAGGTATCAGATTTCAGAGACATTCAAACAAGCTATATGTAGACATTGCTTGGGGCGAAAAGATTGTGCTAGGCGAATACATGCTCATTGAAGCATATCAGAAAATCGATCCAGATGTATACACAGACATGTATAGCGACAGATGGCTTCAAAGATATTGTACAGCATTAATTAAAAAACAATGGGGTGAAAACTTGAAAAAATTCGAAGGCATTTCTATGCCAGGAGGAGTTTCATTTAACGGGCAGAAAATCTGGGATGAAGCAGTTGAAGAAATTCAAACTATGGAATCAGATATGATTAGTTCATACTCATTGCCTGTTACAGATATGCTAGGCTAATCATGGCACGTAATCGTCATTTTAATCAATACACTCCCGTCAAACAGGAACAAAATCTTGTTGAAGATTTAGTCATTGAATCTATCAAGATTTATGGTGTAGATGGTTATTATCTTCCAAGAACACACGTAAACTTAGATAAGATTTACGGTGAAGATGCATCTATGCTTTTTGATGATGCACTTGAGTTAGAATTGTATATCAAGAGTTTTGATGGATTTCAAGGGCAAGAAGACTTTCTTTCTAAATTTGGTTTGCAAATTGACGAATCAATTACATTCGTTGTCGCACAGAAGAGATTCACACAATCATTGAAGGCATCATTTGTTACAGAGTATGGATATAATTTTAAAAATGAAGATGGTGAATATCTACTAGATGAACAGCTATACGATTATGCAGACATTCTAAGACCTAGAGAGGGAGACTTGATTTGGATTCCTATGCTTGGATACATGTACGAAATTAAATTCACAGAGAACATTGAGAACTTCTTTCAATTAGGAAGACTATACACATACGAAATGCGTTGTGATAGATACGAATACTCTAGCGAACGTCTTGATACTGAAGTTGCCGACATTGATAATATTGAAACTCAATATAGCATGTCAACTGTCAACAATGAAAAAATGCTTGTCGAAGATAATTTCTTATTCTTACTCGAAGACGGAACATTTATCATTAACGAAGCAGACGTTGTTGTTGCTACAGAAGTTTCAGCAGACAATGAAGAGATTGGTCAGAAGATTATTGATGACGATATTTTAGACTTCTCAGAGCAAAATCCATTCTCACTATCAAGGACTTTCTAATATGATGTTCGGACACGACTTTTACCACGGAACGTTAAGACGTTACGTAATTATGTTTGGTAATTTTTTCAATGAAATTCAAGTTGACAGATATAATGACACGGGAACTAAAATTCAAACACTAAACGTTCCTATCGAATATGGACCAAAACAAAAGTTCGTTCAACGTGTTTTGGGTGATCCTACGTTGAATCGTGAGATTGCGGCAACGTTGCCTAGACTTGGATTTGAATTTACTAGCATGACATATGCGCCACAGAGAAAGTTAAATAGCGCACATAAAATCTCTAGAGGTGTGAACACTGGCGGGCTTGATTTTGATTTTATGTATTCTCCAGTACCATATGACTTCAATTTCTCTCTGCACGTTCTTGTTAAAAATACTGAAGACGGCACACAAATTGTAGAACAAATTGTACCATTCTTCACACCAGACTTTACTGTTACAATGAAAATGGTTCCAGAGTTAAATTTGAACATGGACATTCCAATTGAGTTGGTGTCTGTAACTTCAGACGATTCTTATGAGGGAGACTTTGATTCTCGTAGACTTCAAACATGGCAACTAGATTTTGTTGTTAAAGGATATTTATTTGGACCAGTCAACAAATTCAAGTACATTGTCAAAGAAGATATTAGTCTTATTGATGATGGTTCTGCTATTAATAAAGCAATCATATCTACCCAAACGTTTACGGGTAATTCTGATTTTGAAGTAACTGAGTCGATAACTACTGATAATGGATATACACCTTAAATGAAAAAAACTGTTGATGATAAATTGAATGATATTTTTGATGTGCAGGGTAAGATTGTTGAACAAGCATTTCCTGTGGCAATAGAACAACCAAAAGATATTACTGGTGCACCAAATGATGAATCTATTGATGCTGACTATGAATATGCAAGAGAGAATCTAAAGCTATTCATTGAACAAGGAAAAGTTGCTATGGAGAACATTATCTTTTTGGCTAAAGAAGGTGAGTCTCCAAGAGCATATGAAGTTGTTGGACAGTTGATTAAAACGTTGTCAGATACAAATAAAGACTTGTTAGACTTAGGTAAAAAAGTAAAAGACTTGAAGAGTAAAAAAGATGACACACAACAACCACAGCATGTAACGAATGCATTGTTTGTTGGCAGTACAGCAGAATTACAAAAACTAATTGGTAAACGATGACTGCAAAATCCTATCTAGGAAATGCTAATTTAAAAGCATCAGGTGTTCCTCTCAATTTCACTAAAGATGAGATTGAAGAATATTTGAAATGTGCTGATGATCCGATATACTTCATTGAAAGTTATTGTAAGATTGTCACGCTAGATCACGGGCTTCAGTCATTCAAATTGTATGACTGTCAAAAGAACAAAGTAAAAGTTATCCATGAGAATCGTAAAGTTATTCTTATGGAAGGTCGTCAACAAGGTAAGACAACAACATCGGCTGCCTATATTCTATGGTATACGTTGTTTCAGGGAAG